AGCAGGTGATTTAGAAAATTTTACTGGGAGCAAGTAGCTGAGATTGAAAAGCTGCTTGCTAGATTCGTAAAAGAGCAAACTTCCTCTTTTGATGTAAAAACATATTTACGTATTGTTGAGCAGCTAGGCGAAGAACCAGATCCACGAAAGATGCCGCTTTCTCATTCGGATTTTCCGTCTGAGGTACAAGTGGCATTTTTTATGTTCAGCTTACTATCAGATGTCTGGGATGGAATGTCTGGAATGTACATGGGAAAGGATTGGTCTTCTGCAAACTTTATATTTAAAACTTATGAAATCGAAGATAAAAGAGAAGTTTTATATTTTATGAAACTTTACGAAAAAGAATTAATGTCTCAAAGAGCAGAAGAGGCAGAACGAAAGAGAAAGGAAGAAGAGCGCAAATCTAAACAAAGCAGCGGTAAGCAGTATACCCATAATGTAAAAGGCTAATGGCAAAAAACGAAGTAAAACTTAAAGTACGAGTTACGGAAGACGGTAACTTAGAAGTTATTGGTAAAAAAGCTAAAAAAGCTGCCAAGGGTATTGATGATGTAGGCAGGTCAAGCCAAACTGCTGATCGTAATTTGAAAGGAGCTGCAGGAGCTTCTTCAAATACAACCAAAAACTTTTCTAAAATGGCACAAGGCATTACTGGAGGCCTTGTTCCTGCATATGCAACTCTTGCAGCAAACGTTTTTGCAATTAGTGCTGCATTTAACTTTTTTAAGAATACCTCTGATTTATCAAACTTAATTGAAGGACAAATTCAATATGGTAATTCCACCGGTCTTGCTTTAAAAACAGTAACGCAAGGACTCCGAGAAGCCAGTGGAGGAATGCTAGGATTTAAAGAAGCCGCCCAGGCAGCTGCTATTGGTGTAGCAAAAGGCTTTAGCCCTGCTCAGATGGAAGAACTTGCAGTAGGAGCAAGAAAAGTATCTCAAGCATTAGGCAGAAATTTTGAAGATTCTTTTGATCGTCTAGTAAGAGGTATTTCAAAAGCAGAGCCCGAACTCTTAGATGAATTAGGTATTACTCTTCGATTAGAAACAGCAACAGAAAACTATGCTGCTGCAATTGGTAAAACTGCAAACAGCCTAACGGCTGCGGAAAGGAGCCAAGCAGTATTTATAGAAACTCAGCGCCAATTACAGAGTCAATTTAAAGATTTTGAAGGAACTACAAACCCCTTTGTAGAGCTTGGAAAAACTTTTGAAGATATTGTTAATGCTGTAACTCAATTTCTTGCTCCCGTTTTTGAAAAAGTAGCTAAAATAATAAATGAAAACGGTGTCGTAGCCATAGCCTTTTTTGGTACTATAGCTGCAGGTATAATTAAATCAATGCCTTTTGTAGACCAGTTAAAAGAAGGGATGCAAAACTTTGCAGATAAACAGCATACCGCTCTTGAACAAGCAAAAGCGGATTTAGACGCTTATAAGAAAAAAGTAGAAAGCACAAAAAGTGCTTTAATGAAAACCCAAGCTAAAGGAGCCTCCGGAGTTCAACGAGGTGCTCAAGGCTTGGTAGAAGCAGGTTCTTCTTCCCCTGTATTACAAAGAGCCGCTGAAGGTACTATGACAGGAAGAGATAGAGCAAACTTAAAGAAAGCTTTAGCAGCTGCAGAAGTAGAATATAGAAGACACGGAAAAATTACAAAAGGAATATTTAAAGGCGTAAGTATTGAGATTGTAAGAGATATGAACAGGTCATTTAATAAAATGACAACAAGCAGCGCCTCTTTTGCTTCTAAAGTAAAAAATCTAGTTCCAAGATCTATTTCTTTTGTTAATGTGCAGATGAAAAAGATGGGTGTTTTTGGCGTTAAAGCTTTCAACGCATTAGGCGGTGCTGCGCAAAAAGCAGGAAAAGCAATGAATGCTGCTATGAAAGCAACTGTAATACTTGGTATTGTTCAAATGGTTTATGATATGTTTATGTCAGTACTAAATGCTCCTGCTACATTGATGAAAAATATTGATAAGCTTATAAGTGGAATTTGGAATGGATTTAAAGGACTAGTTAACCTAGTTATAGGCTCTATTAATTATGTTATAGAGCAGATGAATAGAATACCTGGAGTAGATATAGAAACATTAGGGTTATTAGAGACTAATACTCAATTACGGCTTTTACAGGATACAGACCTTTATGAGTGGGCTACAGGGTTTGAAGCAGCTAGACAAGTAGTCTTAAAATTTAAGGATTCTTTAAAAGATGCAAAAGACGCTGCTCAAGATTCTAAAAAAGAACTTCGTGGAATCTTATCTGGTATACGAGACAGGGAGTTTACGGGAGATTTAACAAAAGCAGGGCTGCAAAGAGCAACAGCAGTTGGCAGTCTTGGAATTTCAGGAACTCTCGAAGGTTTATTAGATGATGATTTTGACGCAGGGCAAAAGAAAGAAATTATTGACGAATATATAAAAGAGCTAGGCCCTTCACTTGCTGAGCTGTCTCCTAGACTACTTAGCTATGTAAGAGAGGGGAATTTAAAAGCAATTAGAGAGTTGGAAGCACAGTCTCTATCTTGGACTGCAGGAGTAAATGACCTAAAAGAAGGAATAAGAGAACTGCCCACACAAATCTCTGCAGACAACCTATTAGGAGCAGAAATTTACTTAAAAAACTTAAATGATTTAGCAGAGCAAAATGATGTCTTAGCTGTAAAACTAGGTGAAACAGCTATGTCAAAATATGAGTTTGATCAGGTATTTAAGGATGTAGGCGGAACAGCAGGCTTTTTAGAACAATTAACAAGTTTAAGAATGGCAATTGATACTAACCGAACAGAGCTTAATCAGTTAAATATGGAAAAAGCTAAATTAGGGATGCTTCCACCTAATTTAAGGCAAGAGTTTGAGAGAAGATTAGATCTCGAGATACAAGCAAATAACTTAGAAAAAATGAGATATGATCTACAGTCTAGAAATCGACAACTAAATCTTGCAAGGGGCACAGAACAAGAAATAGTTATACAGCAAGGAATAGACAAACTACAAGAACAGATTGCACTAGAAGAAACTAAATATGACCAAAATTTAAAACAGTTCTCAAATATTGCAGAAATAGGAATGACTGTAGGGAATACTTTAGAGTCTAGTTTAAATCAGGCATTTACAGGAATTATTCAAGGAACTACAAGTTTAAAAGAGGCTTTTAAAAATTTAGCTAAAAATGTTCTTCAAAGTTTAGCCCAAGTAATTGCTAAGTTATTAGTAACTAAAATCCTAATGTCAACTCTAGGGGGCACCACTTTTGGAAACTTTCTTGGAATTCCTACCTCGCCTGTCACAGCCGCAAAAGGTGGGGTATTTTCTGAAGGTAAAAAAATGTATGCAACTGGAGGAATTGCAAAAGGTCCAAGAGCTGGATATCCTGCTGTATTGCATGGTACCGAAGCAGTAGTTCCTTTACCTGATGGAAAATCGATTCCTGTTTCTATGAGTGGAGCAGGAGGACAGCAAAATAATGTTACTGTAAATGTTGCAATAGACGGCCAAGGACGAGCTTCTTCAAATACACAACAAGACTCAGCACAGGCAGGAAATCTTGGAAATATTATTGCAAAAGCAGTTCAACAAGAACTTCAAAATCAGAAACGTTCAGGCGGAATACTGAATCCGTATGGAGTAGCATAATGGCAATAGGATTTACAACTTCATCAACTTATGGAAATAGAGATATTGTCCCTGACAAAGGGTTGGGCAGGCAATCTAAGCCTCGCGTTCGTGCTGTAAAATTTGGAGATGGATACGAGCAGAGAATTGCAGATGGTATTAATCCAATTGAAGAAACGTTTTCATTAAGTTTTAATAATCGTACGGCTGCAGAAATTGATGATATTATAGGATATTTAACATCTCTTGGAGGAGTAAGCTCTTTTGATTTTACTTTTCCAGATAATAGAGGGGTTGGAGGGGAAACTACTATAAAAGTGGTTTGTGATACTTATGGTCAAACATATACAAATGATGGGTATCCTTCTGCAACAGCAACTTTTAGAAGAGTGTATGAAGCATGACCGATTTAATAGATGTAGTACAGAAACAAGAGCCAGGGAGTGAGTTAGTAGAGTTATTTGAAATTACTTTACCTAACGGAACAATTTTATATCTTCATCCTGGCTTTGATACTACTAATGCTACAGGTGACATTTCTTTTCGTGAAAAAACAGCTCCTTATGCCTCTCAAGACTATGAAGCTTTTCCTATAGAAATGTCTGGCGTAGAATTTGTAGCAGATGGCGCACAAAATAGACCAACTTTAGCAGTTGCTAATGTTACTTCCGCCTTTTCAGATCAACTAGGAAGTAATATTTCTAATGATGATTTAATTGGGCAACCCGTTACAAAAAGAACAACTTTAAAAAAATACTTAGTAGGAGAATCTCATGACACGGGTACTTCAGGGCCTCCGATTGAGTTTCCCACACAAAAGTACATAATTGATAGGATTACAGCAGAAAGTTCTTTATCTTTAACTTTTGAATTAGCTTCTCCATTTGATTTATCTGGTATTAAGCTGCCTAATAGAAATATTTTGGGGCGGTATTGCTCTTGGGAGTATCAAGGAAATGATTTAAATTCAAGAGGAGGATGCTTATGGAGTAAAGATAGCTTAGTTGTTAGAGGTATATCCGGAACTCAAGTTTGTGCAAGTTATAAAGCATATTTTACTTCGGAAGATATTCCTATTGTTCCTGAAGTTATTTTTACTACAACTACTGCATGGCAGACTTCCCATGCCTATTTAATAGGGGATTTAATCAAAAGGAATAACATAGTATGGGTAGCGATTGAAGACCATACTTCAAACTCATCAAGCACAGGCTTCAATACGGATTACAATACCAATGGCTACTGGACTCAATATGCTTATCTTTCTTGGGCAACTTCTACTTCTTATGCTGAAAATGCTTATGTAAAAAATGGAAGCAACTACTATCGATGTAATACTACTCATACTTCTGATGCTGCTTCGTTTTCTGCTGACTCGGCAAAGTGGGACACAATCTATTTGTATAAAACTTGGGATACTGTAACCCCTTCAAATAATGTATTTGCCGTAGATGACTATGTAGAGTACGACAATGGAACACAAACTACCGTTTGGAGAGCTTTAAAAGCTAGCGACAGGGTAAATCCTGAAGAAAGTACTTATTGGACTCGCGGAGATATGTGTGGTAAAAAGTTTTCTTCTTGTAAATGTAGATTTCAATATAATCCAAGACTCAATAAAACTGAGTTAAACGCTTCTCCCTCTACTAGAAAACTCACAAACGAGTTTTTACCTTTTGGAGCATTTCTTGGCTCAAGGAAGTTTAGGTGATCGAACAAATAAAAGAGCACTTTGAAGAGTGCTACCCACAAGAAGGTTGTGGAATTATAGGAATAGTAAAAGGCAAAAAAAGATGGTATCCTTGTAATAACCTTGCTGAAGATAATGATGACTTTGTACTAGACCCAAATGATTATGTAAAAGTCATGAAAGAAGCAAATATATTTGCTATTGTACATGACCACATACATAGTTCAAATGAACCAAGCGAAAATGATAAAAAATATTGTGATGCTTTAGGAATACCTTACTATATTTTTTCTTTTCCTTCTATGGATTTAAATATAGTAGAGCCAGAAGTTAATTGTAGTCCTTTAATTGGTCGTGAGTATGAGTTTGGAAAGTATGACTGTTTAGAAGCAGTAAGAGATTATTATAAAGAATATTTAAATATAGAATTACGAAGACGACTGCCTTACTTAGATGATTGGTGGGAAGCTGGAGAAAATTATTTTACTGAAGAACATATAAAAGAATGGCAGTTTGTTAAAGTAGAAGATTTAAGAAAAAATGACGTAGTAATTTTTCAAATGGGAGCAGATGTACCTAACCATTGTGGAGTTTACTTAGAAAATGACATATTTTTTCATCATGCTGTAAATCGACTTTCGTGTCGAGAAAATCTTTACCCACTGTGGGCAAAGTATTTAGTAGGAATTTATAGATATAATGCGTAAAATTTATTTAGAAGGGCAATTAGGACAAAAGTTTGGAACTTCACACTTATTTTGTGGGGATACTCCTGCGGAAGCGTTTCGCCTTATTGCGGCAAACTATCCTCAGTTTAGAAAGTATCTTATTGACTGTCATGAAAAAGATATCGGTTTTCATATTGAAGTTAATAATCAAGAAATTGATACAGTTGAATGCTTACTTCCTCTTTCTCAAGGAGATATAGTAATTACTCCTGTGCCTGCAGGATCTAAATCTGGAGGCGGAAAAATTCTTACTGCTATCGCAATTGCTGCTTTTATAATAATTAATCCAGGCGGTATACTTACTTCGGTTACAACTACTGGCACTGCAGGGCTAGGGTCAGGTAGTACTATGGCAGTTTCGGCTACTACAGGGTTAAATACTGCGGGGTTACTATTATCTGCAGTATCTGTAAACTTAGCTCTTACTGGACTAATGCAATTAATGGCTCCAGACCCTGCGACAGACCAAGAAAATGAAGAAGGTTATCTATTTACAGGGGATACAAGAAATGTTGTATCAGGAGACCCTGTTCCTCTTTTATACGGAGAGCTAAGGGTTCCTGGTTTATTGGTATCTTCTGAAGTTGCTCAAAATACAATAGCAACTGATAATTATGCGAATATTTATACAGGTACAGATAAGGATATGTATTCTGGCTTAGAATATGCTAATTCGATGCTATTTCAAGCAAAGTTTAATTCAGACACTCAATCACTAAATACTAGTCTAGTAACAGAGCCTTTAGATGGCTCTGTTATAGGAGCAAAAAATCAAAATGTATTATTAACTCATGTAATTTCAGAAGGGCCTATCTATGGGTTAGTTAACGGAACTTCTTCTGTATATTTAAATAGTGATCCAGCACAGGATCCTTCGGATAGTAATAGTACTCGTAATGTTCAGTTGACATTTACAAATGGAAGCTCCTCTACTAGCACAAATGATAGTTTGAATGAGAATGAGAAGAACACTAAGGACGAGGATACTAAAAAATATATAGAATTAGAAGATTACCTAGTAGGTGTAGGTAATGTTGCAGTAGAATTTGATTTTGACACAGGAACTAATACAAGTGTTACACTAATTTCAACTTCAATTACTAAAGGTACTACATTTGAGGCCTTTATGGAGTTAGATCCAAACACTCCTTATAATTCAAGAGTGACTTATAGAGATACAGACGGTGAAGTTCTTTTCAAAGATGCAAGAATTATAGAAGTAATAAATGGTACATACGCAAAGTTAGAATATGTTCCAATGATGGTAAGTTTAAGAAGTGGCTATACAGGAGGTACTTTTGAAGTTAGTAAATGGGAAGAGGTGGGTGACGGATTAGGTGGAGGCGGAGGTCCAAATCTTGGTAATAATTTTAACGGCAACTCAGGTGATTATAGGTGTAAATTTAGTAATGCTTTTCATGAGGATATGAATGCAGGAAATAATTTATTTTCTGCTGCAAAATATAAAAACTTTGGTGTTCAGTTTAGAACAGGGCATTTATACCAGCATCCATTAGTAGGAGTAAATGGAGCTGCTGACGCAGGAAATACTTCTATTACAACTGGTTTATCTAACGATATTGGAGGTCCAGGAAATACTTCAACTACATATCAATATACTTATAATACTACTCAATTAGGACTAACAGCTACTCAAGCTGTTGAAGCAGATACTATTGATTTTAAAATAGCTTATGGAGCATTAATAAATACAAGTCCTGAAGGAGAGGAGAAACCAGGAAAAGCTTGGTATAAAATTGAAGTAAGATTTACAAATGATGGAACTAATTTTACTGATTGGAAAGTTGTAAGAGAGGAAAGCGCACATATTGCTACTAGTTCCAGTAGTATTGTTTTTAATGAGCCAATAAACTTAGAGCTTTATAAGCCAAAAGGTGCCATTGACTGGGAAGTAAGAATTACTCGTTTAAGTGATAATGACAAAGCCTATGAAAATATTTTAGCAGATGGCTATAACGACGACTACACTGGACAGTCCCCCGCTACTATATCCACTGCAACTACAGTAATTAAAGAATACTTAAGCTATCCCTTAACTGCGGTCGCGAGAACTCAGTTTAATTCTGTAAATTTCTCAGGACTTCCACAAATAGATTATCATTGTAAAGGGATTAAAGTTTTAGTCCCCTCTAACTATGTTACTCGTGATGAAGCAAGTGATGGAGTTGCTGTCTATACAAGAGACACTAGTACAGGCACAATTACTTCTGATTATGTCAACTGGGATGGTAATTTTAGAAGTGAAAAAGTTTACACAAATAATCCTGCTTGGATATTTTATGATATTCTCACAAATAATCGATATGGGCTTGGGTCATATTTATCAGAAAGCGATATAGATAAATACACATTATATAGAATCGCTAGATATTGTGATGAATTAGTTGACGATGGAAATGGAGGCTTAGAGCCAAGATTTACTGCAAATATTTGGCTTAGAAAATCAACAGATGCTTATAAGGTACTAAAAGATTTTTCAACTATTTTTAGAGGTATAATCTATTGGATAGATGGACAAGTTGTAGAAGTATTAGACCAAGCAAGTGATGCGGTTTATAACTTTAGTTCTTCTAATGTAGTTGATGGACAGTTTTCTTATGAGTCAACGGGTAGTAAGACTAGAGTAAATCAAGTCTCAGTAACTTGGAATAATCCAAATGCAGACTACAAACCAGAGGTACTTTTAGTTGAAGACGGTCAGAATATAGCAAAGACTGGAAAAATAATTACTCAAAATGCAACTGCATTTGGAGCAACCTCTGAAGGGCAAGCACTTCGATATGGAAGGTGGAAGCTGTGGACTGCAAAAAATCAAACTGAAATTGTAAACTTTGTAACTGCAATTAATGCAGCATTTTTAAGGCCTGGAGATGTAGTAAATATTCAGGATCCTTATAGACATCCTCCATATCAAACTTTAAGTGGCAGAATTTCTTCTACGGGTACTTTAACTTCCTCTACTATTCCTCTTGATAGAGAAATAACTTTACAAGCTGATTCAACCTACGAATTAAATGTACTAATTGAGGAGCCAGGAGCATTTTTAAGTCAAGAATCTGCTACTATTGATAGCACTTTGTATCGTTTAGGGGACTTAATTCTCACCGATAGATTCGGTAACCCTATAACTTCAGAAATAGATGCAAGCAACCTTCGAGATGATTCTTTAGAACCTGTTGAAGTAGTATGGAAAAAATATACTCGAGTAGAAACTCAAACTGTTAATACTTCTGCAGGCTCTGGAATAACTTCTCTTTCTGTTGGTACCGCGTTCAGTGCTGTTCCAAATTCTCAAACAGTTTGGGCTTTGAGAAGAGTTTTAACAACCTCAGGAGTAGAGGTTCTGGGAACAAAAGAAGAATATAAAATACTTGGAATTACAGAAAACGAAAATAATACTTATAATATTACTGCAGTTAAGCATTATAATGAAAAGTTTACTGCTATAGAATCTAATTGGACTTTAGCAATAGATGATCCTGTATATCCAGCAGAAAAAGCTGATGATATTGTTCCTGCTTGCCCAAACTTTTATATAGTTAATAATAGGGAGCTGTCAAAAGGAAACGAAAGATCAATAACCTTTCAGTGGGATGCTCCTTTAAACTTAGATCAAACAGAATATAAAAATATTGCATCATTTGAAATAGAGCATCCCTTTAGGGAAAGCTCTATTCCTAATCCTTTAATTATTGATGGAGATAGTAAATCTTCAGGACCTCATATTGTTACTGCTTATAGTAGCAACAATAATAGTGGACAAGGATACTCCGCTTCAATAGTAACAGTAAGTAAAAGTGGAAAGCGTTCGAAACTAAGAAAAGCATTTATTAGTTTTCAAGACAACTATCTTGCAGACGTTGAGCGCTGGAAGGGAGTTCCTCGAGGGGGCGTATCAAGTACCCCAATTAGTATAAACTCAAGCAATGAGTTTCAATTTGATGATAGTAACTATACCTTTATTCCTATAGGGAGCCCTTCGGTTGAAGTGGAAGGCTCAAGCTCCGTAGCATCGACTTATAAACAAGATATTTCTAATATTCCAGCTATAGCAGATGCAACATGGAGTAGTTATAGTCTAAATGAGAAACTTTTAAATGCTCATTATATATTTATAGACTCTAGTGATACTACAGACCCAATTAAATTAATAAAATGGTATTATGACCCTACTTTAGAACTAGGATATTTTTATGATACTGGAACAGGTAATGGATCAAATACTTATTGGGGGACAGCTTCAGGAAGTATTAGTATTCCAAAAGATAGTAATAAAGTAACAGGTACCAGTACTGCTTTTAAAACTGATTTTAATACAGGCGAGTACATAAGAATAGGTACAAATGAAGTAGCAAAAATTTCACATATTTTTAGTGATACTATAATGTTTTTAAGTAAAAGCGTTACTACAGCATTTACTAATGTTACTGGTTACTATACTACTTTTAGAATAGATTTAAATAATGATGCAATTATTGCAGGAATTAGAAATTTAACAACAGCGGGCTTTAAGTTAGTTCCTGCCCCTACTCTTTCTTTTAATACTCCGAAAAAAGAATTAGAAGGTATAACACAAACAGAAGGATACGTTTACTATAGTACTCCCCAGGGTTCTGCACCTAGCGGTCCAGGTTCTTCTGCAACTTATACGTGGGCAGATGGTTCAATTACTGGAATGAGCTCCGGATGGCAACAGTCTCCTCCACAAATGACTGCAGGGACTAATGGTCAATTCTGGTATGCAAGATATGTTGTCAGCCAGTCAACTGCAGAAGACCTTACTAACACTATAACTTTTGACTCTGTTTCTGCAGGGCATAATTTTAGTGGCCTTGTTACTTTTCAGTCTGGTTCTTCTATTACAGATGGGACTACTAGCATAACTCCTGTTCAAATTGGAGGCGCTGCTTATGATATTAATACAAATATTACTACTATTAATGGAGGCCAGATTACTACTGGAAGTATTACTGCTTTACAAATTCAGTCAGATACAATTACGGCCAATAAGCTAACTAATAGTAGTACAAATACTAGTTATAATACTGGAAACAATAAATTCTCAATAGG